GGCGTGGTCCTCAATGGCCAGCCACATTTGCTCCACCCAGTCGTCGCGGCGCATTAGTTTCGTGCCTCCTTGCGCGGCCCAAGGTCGTAAGGCATGGTGTTCTGCGTTCTGCTGCCGAACCCAGAGCCACCCACGGACAGCTCGCCCCACTTGCTGACGAAGCCTTTAATGGAGGTTACGAGGTCGAAAAACCTGTCGCCAGAGTGCAACAGCTGCTGGTCTTCGTTGGTATACCGGGCGATACGCATTTCTCGGCGTAATCGGTGCTCACAGCTCAGTTTTATGACCGCGCCGCCCTCCGAGGAGGAGATAGACATCTGATTCATACGGCCTTCCCAGCTGACCTCCGGCGTATCAATGACGGCGTTGGTGGTCTCGTCGAGGAAGCCGAGGTAAATCGTGACCGTGCGGTTCTGGTAGGTTTCTGTCATTGCAGTGGACACCAGCGAGGTTTCCACGCCAGAAAGCGTGAGCGATAAAGGCCGGGCGATTACATCAACCGACTCGTCGACCTGCTCGACGCCGCCAAGCGTTCCCACGCCGTCGTAGGTGTTGCCGCCCCACGAAATCGAGCCGATGCCGTCGTGAACCCGGACCATGCCGGAGGTAAAGTCGAGCGCCACCGCGATAAACATCCGAATAGCCTTCTTGTCGGCCTCGGTCGAATTGGTAGCCGACGCGAACCGGGTCACGCGATGTCTTCCACAAAGGAAATCGAGAAGTCGGAAAGTACGCCTGGGCGACTGCTCCAGCCCACCTCCTCCTCGGCCAGCAGGAATCGGCCAATCGGACGATTGATGATGACCGGCGCGTTGTCAGCCGGCGCGGTCGTAAATGGCCGCTGAAGCTGAAGGAAGCCAAGGCCGGCGGCGTCGGAGTTCAGAGGAGCCGTGACCATGTTTAGCTGACCGGAGCATTCCACCCAGTCGCCCGGCAGCAGCAGGCTATTTGTGGACGGTGGCAACGCCTTCAGATTCAGCGTAATGCCCGTCTGCGAGGTTCCCGTGGTGGCTGCGGTCGTGGTCTGCGTCAAGCGAACTGGGTACTGGGAGGCAGCAGCGCCGAGACGCCAGACGCCAATATTGCCAGCGCCGTTGCCGGTGTAAAGGATGCTGACCGAGCTAACAATAAAAAATTGAAAGTTAACGGTCGTGATGGTCGCAGGAAGCAAACAAATTAATGAGCAGTGATACCACCCGCCGCCAAGCGATTGAATATAAGCCTTGCCACTGCTGCTAGTGCCAATATTGACCGGCGTGCCGGCGGTTCCTGCCGTAAGGTCAAAAATGCATTCGGTGGCGTTAGTAACGTCTCCAAGCTTCAAATTTACTCGGTCACGAACCGTACCACCATCGCCAGCGCGGAACACTCCGGACACATTCCACCACTGAGCCGAGGCAGGCTTGGTGGCCGTCTGCGTGATGTAGTGGTATTCGTTGCCAGCGTCGCTGGTTTCTACGAGTCGGTCCCCAGTTAGCGTGCCATCTGGTGCCGTAAAGGCGTTGATATTCGCGCCTGCACAAGTTGTTTTAGTTTTGACCCATGCAGCGTTATCAATTTGGTCAGAATACGTCAAGGCGTTTAGACCGTTGTCCACGACCGCGCAGCGAGCGAGCGAGGTGTACAGAACGTCGAAGTAGTCGCCGGCCACGGTGCCAGAGGTCTGCGAGTCTTGCAGGGTGAAAAACAAGCTCGTGGAAGTGCCTGAGCTGCTCTGAGTGGTCTTCAGCCCGTAGCCGGTGGTATCGGTGCCGGCGTAGGACCCGCCAGCCGTGGTGCTAATTCTTGCGCCGGTGCTGGTGAAGGTCCCGCGCCCTTCGCGCAGGAAAGCGCGAGAGGCGTAAGCGGCATAAGTAGTCGGAGTGTTGCCCGTCGTTTCATACAGGGCAGGCGCTGAAGTTCCGGTCACGGAACGAGCCACGCGCATTACGCGGTCCTGAAGGACGAGCGAATGATATGAGCCGGCAGTCCAGCCGGTAGACGCCGCGAAAGTGTTGTTCTCCACCAGCTCGGTCACTGGGAACGAGCCGCGCTGGGTATAGGACGCGTCGTATAGCCAAATGCGATTAGAACGCCCGCGCAGGTTGGCTAGCACGGATTGCACCCGGCCACGGTCCTGACCGGACAGTGCGGAGAAGTTCATCGTGCAGGCGAGGCGAGTGCCAGGGCGCGAGACAGTACGGGTGACGCCGGACAGCGCCGAATTAAAAACGGCGGTGCTGTCGATGATTCGCCACTCGACGGACGAGGGAACAATGTCAGCCGGCCAGAAAAGTTCAGCCATCAAGCTCTCCCGAACGCGCCGCGCGAGTAATCGTCGTAGATGGTAGCCCGAGCTAGTTCGACTGCTCGGCGGGTGTTGGCCTCGAGGATGGCCGGCAGTGCTTTCACGAGGTCAGCGGTTGCGCCCCGAGCATCGACATTATAGACCGGCGCGACCGTTACTCCACCGCCCATTCGATTGTTCGGCACAATCGAGCCACCGGAGCTCGGCACGAACATCTCAGGCCCGCGTTCGCCGACCATGTAGGCTCGGTTGCCCATGACTGGGCCGCCGTTAGCCTTTCCCATGCCCGCAAGCAGAGCGCTGCCGATTTGGCCAAAGCCGCCACTAAGCCCACTCATCCAAGTGAAAAACTGTTTCAGCAGCATTGCCGATGCTACTTCGGCAATCATTCTGCGAATTGTATTTATGAAGCCTTTCAGCATGCCGCCAAGGCCGCCCTTGAACGGGTCGAACAGAAACTGCGCGAAAGAGTCTTGAATGTTTCGCGCGGCCTGTGCGCCCAGTTCGCCGAGCATACCTAGGCTAGCTTCCTGCTCCTTCGTCCACGCCCGCCACTCGTCGGCAGATTCCCGACGAACTTCCATTTCGGCCTCGATGCCGCGAATGGTCATGTCGGCATAATTCTCGGTCTGACCGTTCAGCCATTCGGCGAATTGGCGCTCGTCTTGGTTGAGCTTGTCTTGCAGGTCGCCGGCTTCTTTAGCCGTGGCAAGTTGGCGCTTTCGCGATTCCTCCTCGCCAGCAAGGTCGCGCAGCCTTCCAGTCGGTGCCGGGGCTGGGCGAGCTCGATTTATGGTCCCACGAGTCGAACCGGAGGCAGCGTCTGCGCCCATGCCCGTGAGAGCCGCGCCCATCTCGGCGAGTGACACGCCGGAAAGATTCCGCAGGAACTGCTCGAGAAACGGGCGCTCCAGCTGCTTTTGAATAACATCGAGCGCACGAATGATAGTCGGCGCGGAACGGCCCAGCAGGTTTGTGGCGAAGGCGTCCCATTTCTTGGAAAGCAGGTCGGCTTGGTCGCCGAGCTTGCGAACCTTGTCGTTCGCCTCGCCGGAGATTACTACGCCAAGCTCCTTGGCTGCTTCCTTGGCCTTTGTAATGCCCTCTGCGCCCTGCGAGAACAGGGGAGCGAGCTCTGCACCGGAGCGCCCGAAAACGTCGACCAGCGCCTTCGTGCGGTCTGTTTCGCTGCCCAGTTCGCTGACGCGCTGGGCGACCAACATAAACAGGTCTTCAGACTTGGTGGCCTTTACGGTCTCCATCGAGATTCCAAGCTGAAGGAAGGCGTCCTTTGCGGCCTTGTTGCCGCTGCCAGCTTCGGCGATGGTGCGATTAAATTTTGTCAGCGAGGATTGGAGAGTGCCGAACTCGACATCGGCCTGTTCGGCCGCGAACCGGAGCGCGGAGATTTCCTCGATTGTCAGCCCGGTTTGCTCGGCGGTCTTGCCCATCGAGTCGGCCAGTTCAATGGTCGAACTGACGAACCGCTGAATGCCAGAAATGGCCGTGGACACGCCCAAAGAAATGCCCAGTGCGCCGGCCATGCTCTTCAGCGAGCCGCTGAGAGACTGCGCCTCCTTCTGCATCCCGCGAAGATTGCGCTCGACGGAGCGAAGGCCTGCCGTGGTCGCGTCTTGGGCAGTGATGATTACCTTCGCGCTTGTGTCTGCCACTTTCGCTCCTGTTCGTCGCTTTCCAGTTTCAGCGTCGCCATGAGATAGGCGAAGTCGCTTTCCGGCATATCAAAAACTTGCTGGGGCAGGATGTGCAGCCGTAATGCCATTGCATAGATGCAACGCAGCTCCACATCCTGAGTTAGTTTTTTTCGGCGTCCTCGACAGAAACTGACGCCGTATTCATGGCGCTGACGATGCGCGACATGATTTCCGGGTCATATTCCGTCATTAGCTCGCGCTTTTCCGGCATCGCGAATAGGCGCTTGGCGCCAGCATCACGCGCCCGAACGATGAGCGTCACCGCCATCGCCTCGAGGTCGAGCACCGTGTGGCCGTCCTCCTGCCGAGCCAGCAGGAAGATTTCCCGGCGCTCCTGCAAGGTCATGTCGGGCCAGTACCAGATGCTGGTATTCCATTCAGGGACCGGAATCTCGACCAGCGTTTCGGGCGAACGGCGAGCCTTAAACGTCGCCTTCGCCTGTTCTTTCCAGTGACTCATGCGGTGCCTGTTGTCAGGACGCCGTTACCCACGAAGGAAAAGGCGATTTCCGTCACCGCCCCACGCGCCACAGTGCGGGTAATTTCAGTTACCAAAACGTCGCCGTAGTAGTAAACATCGCCCGTGGTCACGCCTTCGGGGTACAGCTTCAGCGCCACGTTCGCGTTCGGAGCGATGGCCACCTGCCCGGTGGTGTCGGTCTCGTCCCAGTAAGCCGAGACGGAGCCGGACCAGCTCGTGATGGCCGTCGTGCTGTAGGTCTTGGCGGTATCGCCGAGGGTCGTGTCCTCGGCGTACTCGGCGGTGGCCGTGAAGTTAAAGCCAGTGACCTCGGCGACAGTATTCGCGCCGACCTTCACCAGCCCTTCGGTGCCGTGATGATTTGCCATTTTTCTTCCTTAGACGGTGGTGGTGGACAGCGCGCCGTTGCCGACGAACGAGAAGCTGATTTCCGTCACAGCGCCGCGAGCTACCGTGCGGGTGATTTCCGTCACGAGAGCGTTGCCGCTGTAGTAGGTGTCAGCCGAGGCGTAGCCTTCGGGGCAGAGCTTCAGGACCACGTTCGAGCCGGTCGTGAGCGCCAGCTGGCCGTTAGTGTCGAGCTCGTCCCAGTAGGCGGTGACGCTGCCGGACCACGAGGTGATGGCCGCCGTGTTGTACGTCTTCGCCGTGTCGGCGAGCGTGGTGTCCTCCGCGTATTCCGCGGTTAGGGTGAAGTTAAAGCCCGTGACCTCGCCCACCGTGTTGGTGCCGACTTTCACAAGCCCTTCAGTTCCGTGATGATTCGCCATTTCTGCTCCTGGTCAAACTGCGGTGGAGACGGAGTTTTCTACCGTCCGATACATAACGATGAATTCGAGACGCGCCGAGCCAATCGGAGCATCTCCGTCGAATGAATGCGTAATCGCCGTGGAGGCAAGGAAAACGTCATCAGCCAGCCCGTTTACGGTCTGGTCATTTGCGATGGCCTGTTCAGCCAGAACGCACAGGTCGTCGAGCGCGTCGTCGAGGTTCGAGACGGCTCGCGTGACCAGCTCGACGATTAGCGTCAGTGACCGTTCCTGCTTTCGCGGATAGGTCAGCGTTGAGTTAGTAACGGCCTCCGTTAGCGTGTAAATCAAAGCTGCCGTGCTGCCCGGCGGCAGTGGGTGAACTCGCGACTGGGTAATGGTGGTGGCCACCGCAGCAGTCGTGAGCACCGAGCCGATACGCTCGCGGATTTGCTGGCGAACGTGTGCCATTAGGTCTGCGCCTCAAGCCGCAGCTTCGAGACGCCAGTGCCGTCCGGCTGGAACTCCCGAATGGTGTAATACACCGCATTCACCGTCAGGCGGTCGCCGACCGTGTAGCCGGTAGGCAGGTCTGCCGTCTGGCAGTAGAAGACCGGCTCTACCGAATCGTATGGAACCTCGGCCACTTCGACCTGCACGAACTCGTTGTCAAAGATGCCGTTAACCGTCGAATTCGTCGTGACACGCCGATAGGTTGCAGCCGTGCCGAAGTCGGCCACGGCAAAAAACACCGCTCGGTCTGTGGCGCTCTCAACGGCCACGGGTGCGGAGCTTCTGCTTCAGCGGGGCATCGTTAGGGGGTAACGCCGGCGCGGCTTCTACGGGCGCTGGCTGCGGCATCTGCCACGGCAAAGCGCGACCCATGCCGAGCAGCTCGTTTGCCACCTCGTCCGACACCTCGACCACTTGGCCGATGTCGTGATGTTCGCCGCCGAGCCTAATTGCTCGGGTCAGTTGGATTTTTCGTGCCATAGCTTGTTTAGTTCCTTGTCAGTAAAGCGGACGCGCTCGGGGCGCTCCATCTGGTCGCGGACAGTTAGCCAGGGCGTGCAGTCCTGTCCCTGAACGCCGTGGCGCTCAAGCGAGTGCCAATAGCGTCTGTCGGCTTGGTAGGCATCGCAGCCCATCACTACGATTTCCTCGAATCCGAGGAAACCGGCGCACCATGTGGCCATCGGCCCGGAAAGGCCGACGTTGGGACAGGTGCTTGTAAAAAGTACGTCTGAACGCTCGCGGATTACCGCGTAAGGCGTGATGACGTTTACCGAGTACTGCTGCACGACGTACCACACGCGGGGGTCGGCGAAAAAACAGTAATCGAGTGGGAGAATGAGGGCGTGTTGGTTTAGGCCAATCAGCCGGCATTCGTCCGGAATCGTGAGCAGGTCGCGGGGGAGAGAAGGCGCACCGCCAAGGATGCAGACCGTCTCTCCCGCGTGACGGTTTGGAAAGGCTTCCAGTTCCATAAGCAAGGGACCGGGGCGGTTTTAACACCGCCCCAGCCCAGCGCCTTAGGTCGTGGTGTAGTCCGAGACCACGGCGAACGATTCGGCGTGACGGACGGCGATATCGCAGTCCATGAGCGTCCGAATACGCAGCGTGCCGGCAGCGCCGCCGGTGTACGGGTCAACGAGAACGTCCAGCCCGCCCCAGTAGCCCACGAGCAGCTCCGAGAAGTTGCCGAAGAACATCGCCGAGCAGACGCCCGAAGACGAACCCTTGGTCAGCGCGGAGCTGATTTGCTGGGTCGCTTCGAAACGGTAGCCGTTGAGGTTCGACGGGTCCTGCAGGATGAAGTTGCCTTCGACGCCCGAAGACTGCTTGGCAGTCGTCATCAGCTTGGCCTTCACCTTCGGGTTCGTCACGTAGGCGAGGCTGCCGGCCAGCGCGTTGTCGATTTCGACTTCGCGCATGAGGTTGACAACCGACGCCCAAGTCGGAGCGCCGCCGTTCGTGCCGATGGCCACCGAGCCAATGCCAGACTGGCCGATGATGCCCAGCGGCTGACCGTTGGTGCCGGTGCCGTGGAATGCAGCAGCGTCCACCGCGATGGCCAGAACCGTGGCGAGGTCCGAACGAACCAGCGCTTCCACGCTGGGGTCAGACTGCACCACAAGGCGACGGCTCATGTCGGTGAACGTGCCAACGAACTTCGGCGACATCGTGACCTGAGCGAACGTGTGGTTTGACTCAGTGAACGAGCTGTTTTCCGACACCCAGTAGGCGGTAGCAGCGCCCGACTGACGCGGAATGGCGACGTTGCCACGGAGGCCGGAGAGAACCGACGCGCCGAGCTGATTGACCACCATGCGGTTACGAAGAATCTCGATGAACGAGCCACCGAGGAAGTCCGTACCCACGAGGTTGCCGCCAGCCGAAGCCGTGCCTTGCGTCAAGTCACGCTGCTGGATGTCCATCGGCATGAAGAAGCCGCGAGCTTCACGGCCCAGACGGGACGCAACAGCCTGTGAGGCTTCACGCTCCAGACCAGCCTTCGCCCAGTTGCCTTCGGCAGCGGCAGCGATTGCGCGGGTCAGGGAGTACTGCGAGCCTTCGCGAGCGCTCATACCGATGGTGTCGGCGCTTTCCTCGATGGGCTTGTTGCCCACCTTGTCCAGCAGTAGACCACGGAAGGCATCGAGGCTCACGCCGTCGTGGATGGCCTTCTCAGCAACAGCACGCTGGCTGTGACGGGTGCCGAGTTCGAGGATGGAGGAAACGCGGCTGCGCTCCTCGCGGGCTGCATCGGCGGCAGCGTTCGACAGTTCAATGCTCATCTTCAGGTCCTTTGACGCAGGCGCGTCGTTGATTTCAAAAGAACGACCGACGCCCACCCGAGCGTCTGCCGGAATCGACACGGACGAGATTTCAAGCGGAGTCCAGCGAACCGCACGATAGGTGTCAGCCTTACCGCGGTCGCCTTTCTGCACCATCCACTCGTCCACGACGTAGCCGACAGAAACATTCGTGCGAATGCCGTCAGCAACGTCTTGCAGGATTTCTTGAGCCCGTGCGCTTCTTCCGAAACGCACCCGCGCCCGCGCCATGCGGTCTGCGCCCATTGCCACCTGCTCAACTACACCGACCACATCGGTCGGGTCGTGGTCCACCAGCAGCGGAGCCCGTCCGCTGTTAATGAATTCCATTTGCATTGCACCCTGACTGTGGTCGAGGATTTCAATGCCGTAACCGCGCTCGACCGGGGCTTCTGACGAGAACGCCAGCTCCACCGTGCGACCGTCCATGTCCACGCCGCGAGCGTCCAGCACAGCCGAGCGCATCTGGCGTTGGCCAATGGGAGCCTTGCGGGCGCTGGGGTCAGCCAAAGCCGCGAGTACTGCCGCAAACTCGGCAGCATTCGGAGCTTCGATTTCCACCGACACCTCGGGCGCTTCCGGTGCTTCAGCCGGCGCGGCCATCTCCGGTGCTTCGGGCGCTTCCGACTCCATCATTTCGCCCTTGGCGAACGTGACCACATAGCCAGCGTCCGTTTCCTCGACCGCCAGAATGTGGCGCTTTTCCAATTCCATGCTTCTGTCTCCTTCGTGTTCTTGAATGCGAGCGTTCGCCCACGAGCGACCTACATCGCCGCCCCATAACGCCCAGGCAATGCGCCCAGCTGACGGGTAGCCGTCATCGCCGGGGCTCCAGCCTTGGCCCTGTTTGTCCACTTCATGCCGGGCGAAGTAGCTCACCATCCGCTGGATGGTCTCCACCGATAGCATCCGGCGATTGCTGATATCCCGAGCCCGTGCCACGCCAATTTCAGTACCACCGCGCCCGAATTCCTGCCGCCAGTCGAGCCCACGCTGGGCCTCTGTGGCCATTTCCTCGGTCGGGCGGTACGGCATTAGGGGATGACCGGCTGCGTGGCTGTAGCGGGCTGTGGCGAGGTCAGGCCGTAGGACGCTAAGAGCTCCTGCTCGGCTTGGCGCTCGCGGATAACGTCCTCGATGTCGAGGCCACGTTCGGCCAGCGCCTGCGTGTTCGTCATCAGCCCGTTCTGAATGGCCGTCACCGTCGCTTCGATTTCGTTGCGCGGGTCGACCCACTGCCAGCCGCGTGGCACCCACTGCGTCAGGCTGAACTTGAAGTATTTGGTAGCCGGCAGGTTCACCGTTGCCGAGTCCAGCGTCTGTCGGAGCCATGCTTGGTAAACCGGCTGGCAGAAGTGCTCCACCATCCACCATTGAATCGCCCGCCAGTGGTCGCGCTCCTCGAGCAAGCCCTGCCGAATCGAGGAGTAAGAGACCGCCTCGAGGTTGTTCGACAGGCTCGTGTAGCTGACGCCCAGACCGGAGGCGATACCGCGCAACATTGCCGCCTCGAAGGCCGCGAAGGCCGTAGAGGGGTGCTGCGGGTCGAACGGCTTGAAGTCCACGCCCTGCGGGAGCTGCTCGAAGGTGCCGGGCGAAACGTCCATCTGGATGCGCCCTTGGTCGTCGGTGCCGTCGCCGACGTAATCATCGCCAGCCGGGGTCGTAAAGAACCCCATCTTGGCCGATGAGATACGCGCTGCCACCAGCTCGGCCTCCTCGTAGCCGCCGAGCATCTTTAGCCTGGTCATCGCCGTGGCCATCCACGGATAGCCGCGAGTCTGGCCGGGGCGCAGCTTGCGGTAGGCGTGAATAATCTGCTCGGCAGGGATACGCTGGCGCTGCACGCCGTAGCCGGCTGCGAATTGGTAATCGTCGGGGTGCTTCTGGTCCACGTAGTACGCAAGCGGCTTTCCGCCCTTGTCGATTTCCACGCCCATGCGGATTTCCGCACCGTTGCTGGCCGAACCGTTGTACTCGACATCGATGCGGTCTGGGTCGATGAACTGGAGCCGGAATCGCCACGGGTTGCTGCCGTCCGTCACCTTCAGGACGAAACATTCGCCGTCGCGGGCCACGGATTCGATAAACATCCGCTGGGCATCGAGCCAAGTCATCTGGCCATCTACCGTGCAGACGCCCAGTTCGCCCCAAGCCTTAAACGAGTCCTCGAGGATGCTATTGGCCGTCTGGTCTAGCGGCCCGCCGAGGTCACGGGCGCGAACCTGTAGCTGAATGCCTTTCGCCCCGACCACGTTAGTCGTGGTCATGTCGAGGAACCGGCGAGCGTAGTCGTTATTGATGGCCAGCTCACGCGAACGAGCGCGGAGCGTCTTCAGCGTGTACCGAAGCTCGTGGTCGGCGCTTTTCGTGGTCGTCAGCCAGTCAGAAAAAAGCCGCCCAGTGGCGGCTGCTTCAAACTGTCTGCGCTTCGGCGCTGGCTTTTGTCGAAAGAAGTCCCAGAGTTTCAATTCGTGAACCTCACGAGGATTTTAGAGTTCACGCCTTTTCCGAGCTTGATGGCCTCGGCGCGGCGTTCTTTCGCCACTTCGGCGAGGTAGTAATCGCGCCATTTCACCAGCTCGTCCGGGCTCATCTTCGAGAGGCTGCGCCCGGCAATCGAGTAGCTGAGAACGTCGGCATCGGCTCGGTTGTTTAGGACCAGCTCGATTTTGTCCACCATCTGTTCGGCATGGGTCCGCGGGTCGTCATTCGACGAAATGCGGTTGGCGTAGACGGTGACGGTGCCAGAGCCGATTTCGAGCCGCTGGCTGTCGGAGGTGCGCGTGATAAAGGCGTACCACCGATAATCCTTATGCGTATAGGTGGCCGTCGTGGCGCTTGCCACTTCAACTATGTATTCGTTGCCGTCCTCGGCAGCCGTAATGTCAATATGCGCTCCACCAGCGGCCAATGGACGCAAAACGTAAGCCAGGGAATAGCTGGCTGTCGGGTAGTCGCTGGCAAGGTCCGTGCGCTTCCACATCCAGCGGTCGCCGACGTAAAGCTCTGTCGGTTCCTTCTCAGGATAATTCGCGCGGTCGAAAAGATTGGCCATTAAAACCATCCCGAAGTTGATTTAAGGACCACGCAGCACAGCGCACCAGCTGCACCGCCGAGCGCCGTCGCGGCAAAGTCTTTGGCCTCCGGCGTACCGTGGCCTTTGGCGTCCCAAAATTCCTTGGCCGCGCCCATGAGAGCAGCGACCAGAACAGCGAACCAGACGCCCAGCGGGAACACGGTCGCAGAGACTGCCCAGCCCCACCAAAAGTGCGCCTGCTTGTCTACGTCCGGCATCACAGCGGCTCCTGCACCATCTGCAAGCCAAGCCGCGCAAACGCCACAAACGGCTCCTGCTCGGTCACATCGGCAGCGGCGTACACCGCGTTCACCTGCGCCTGCGTGACGGTCAGCCCGCCAGCCACGCACATCTGGTAGCACAGCACCGGGTCGCCGGGGCTGCTGCCCGTCTGCACCCAGTCGCCGTTCTCGTCCTGCTCCCAAACTTGCTCAGGCACTAGCATGGCGAACTCAGGCGAGATGAGGCCGGTGCTGACGTAGTGCGTTGCTGGCGCGTTGCCCGTCGCAGACAAGCCCGTGAGCCACATGTTCTGCCCGCCCGTAGGCGAGAGAGTCGCGGCGATATCGCGGGCCAGCGGCGTGGTGGCTGCCGTGGTAATCAGCGTGCGGAATGCCCAGTCCATTAGTAGGCTCCCGTCTTGGAGTTTACGAAGGCTTCAGTGCTTGCAAGTTCCGATGCGCTTAGGGTCTTCCCACAGAACACTAACTGGTAGATGCGACCACTCAAGAAAAACGCGCCGGCGTATTGAAAAATCGTCAATGTTGTATTTGCAAAGTTTCCGCCACCAGCAGGCCCAGCCGCTTGCACAGTTTGCGTCGGCAAAGTTCCGTTCACTCGAATCTGCGATTCATCAGCCGCAGTTGCGCCAGCAATGTCATACAGTTGTGAATAAACGCTCGCAGTAGAAACTCCGCTTCCGGTAATTCTCATTTGCGATGTTCCGGTGCTTCCTTGCACCGAACTGCGCATATCTGAAGGCGCGCCAACTAAATAAAGCGCATTCATTGTTCCAGCGCCACCTGAGCCAAACTGGAAAACGCCTTGGTTCGCGGTTGAGTTGGAAAGCGAACCAAACACTGCCGTCAGTTTGTCCGTGCTGGTCAGGTTTATGCTGCTGCTTGACATCTGGTCATCAACGCCATCCCCCGCTAAATACGGCAAGAACCCCGCCGTCGCGTAGTCCGTCGCCGCAGCGATGCGCTGGTAGGTGCCTGCGGAGGAGCCGGTGCGAAGGTCGGCGCCCCAAATAACGATTGACCCGGTAAGAGAAGTGTCAACAGCGCCGCCAAGAGTGGCTGAGAAAACGGGTCTGATAAAAGCCGTAAGCGTGGTTGCAGAACCGCCTGTTCTAAGTGTGTGAATTAGGCGCCACCACAAGCCAGCGTCTTGTACCGTGGTTGTATATGTGGGAGAGCCGATTACAGCTCTATTTGCAATAGCACCAGTGCTAGTGTTTAGTTGAATGCACACTCCAAGGTTATTGGTGTTATCGAACAGCAAAAATTCTGGAAATCTTGATGTAACGGCATCTTTCAATATATACAAGGACCATGTGTAATTTGTATTTGCTATCCCCGCCGTAACTACGCCGTTATCAATTTGTGCGTAATCTGAAGTAGAAACATCCGAAATTGTATCGGCGGTAAGAGTTCCATCTGGCGCAACAGTAGTGTTAGCAGTAACAGTCGTTACAGTGCCAACATTACGCTTTGACCACGCCGCATTATCAAACTGCTCGCTATACGTCAGCAGGTTGTACCGCGCACGCAGCACAGGGCGCGAGGCGGTGGTGGCTTGCGAGGCGTGGTTGCCGGGTGCGCGAGCCAGCGAAACGCTATCTACCTGATAGGCGTCGGTAGTACTGCAAGTCATGCGAATTTCGTCAAAACTTCCAGATGCCGTGACGATGCCGCTGCCAAACGTAAGCGTTGAGCTGCCGATGGAAATTGCGCTACCGACCATGCTGCCAGCGTTGTAGAACGCAAAAGTCAGATTGCCTGCGCCAGCAAAGCCAACCGACTTGTTTACAAACAGTTTGTAGTTTCCAGCGGAGCCGCTAATCGCTTGTGAGGCGTAGCCAAACGCAACGCCAAAAACAAGGTTTCCACTTGTAATTGTCGTGTTTGAAAGCGTCCAGTTTGAGGAACTGGAAAATCCGCTGTTGGTGACAAGTTCAGGGCCAAGACCGCCCTGACTCTTATCCAGCATCAGCCCGACAGGCTGCTCCACCGCAGTAACGGGGGTCGTGCCTGCGGAGTCTTGGAACAGCGTCGCGTTGCCGATGCTGGTGACTTCTTGAACGGAGATGTTGTCAAAGTAAGCAACGCCGTTATTTTGGTTTCCATTAAGCGTATTGATGTTTGTTGTTGACGCCGTTGCGGTAAAAACGCCGAAAAGCGTTACGTTGTTTGTGCTTGTAGTCTGCAAATTGAGTAAGCTACCTGACGTAACCGGGCCAACTTGTATATATGCCGTTGTTACAGTTCCAACCCTAGCGGTTGCAGTAACTCTATAGACCTTACCCGCAACAGTGGTAATATTTTGACTGGCGTATCCGTAATTTATGCCAGTATTTGTAACCAATAATTCGCCGCTTACTGAAGATAGCGTTGCTGTACCAGCAGCCCACCCCGTAGTGCCGCTGGCAAAGTCGCCGTTCGTAACCAGCTCAGGCCCAAGGCCCGACATGTAGCTGTTGATATCGCTCGGGTCGTACCACGCGCCCTGCACGCCGCTGGTGAAGAGCGAGAGCGGAGAGAACGCGCGCCCTCCACGGGTAGCGAGTTCAGGGATAGAGAGGCCGACGCCGATACGCATTAGTAAAAGCCAATCAACAGCGTTGCGGTCGAAGTGGTCTTGATGAGCTTCGGGCGAATAGGCAGCAATGTGCCGGCGGCAATGCCCGAAATGGTGATGTCTGCGGAGTCGTCCTCCAGGCGCACGACGAGATTGCCAGCGCCGCCGACCCAAACAGCCTTGGCCGTGAGTGCGATTTCTGTGGAATCGTTTGGCGTGATGGCAAAGCCCTTGCGAGCCGAGCTCATCACCGAGTCAACGTCGGAATATTTGTCGGTCATTTTTTATCTCCAAGAATTTATGTAACCGCCGGGGCGGCGCATCGTTTGCGGTCGCCGCACCACCGTTGCCTGCTGCTGTGGCTGCACCGGCTCCGGCTTTGGCTCTGCGACCTCCTCAGAGGCCACAGGAGCCGACTTTCTATGCTCAAGCACGCGAGGTCCAGCCCTGCCCAGAAACGCCGCGTACGCGTAAACCATGCAGTCGAGCGCCTCAGTCCGGACGCCAGAGGCACGAGGCTTGTAAGCCCGCACCCGGCGGCCTTGAACCGACTTGTGAACGATTACCTCGTTCGTGAGCTGCTCGAACCATTCAGGCTCGACAGCAGCGCAAAAGTGCAAGTAACCCGGCCCCGGCTCCAGTACGCGACGCAAGCGCCCGTAAAGGAGGTCCTTCGCCGTGTCTACGCCCACAATCCAGACCTGCGCCGAGGTCTTCCCAGCGCGGCCAGCCGCTTTCGGCCAGATAAGTCGTCCGAACCCGCCAGCGCCCTTGATGGCGAACACCCGACGAGCCTTGCGACGAGCCGCGTAGCCGTAGACCTGCTGCGTGAAGTGGCCGCCGGAGTCCACCGCGACCGCCTCCACCAGCAAGCGCCGGCCATCTTCGCTGCTGCGCTTTGCAGCCACGAAGGCGTCCAGCTCCAGCCACAAGGCGTCAGAGCCGGGGTCGCCGCGTAAAACCGCGTGCTCGACCAGCCAGGCTTCCTCGTCGCGGCCCCATCCCCAGATGGAGACTTCGAGCCGGTCGTCCTGAACGTCTACGCCGGCAGTCAGCAGGACCACGCCAGCCGGGACCGTCTGCGGCCCGTACTGCTCGCGCCGCGACGCCAGCCCTTGCGGGGCCACTGATTCGCCGCGGTCCTCGAAGGTCTCGCCGAGCGAAGTGTTTATCCACGTTTGCAAGGTTTCCGGAAACCGCTTCGCCTGCACGAAGGCCACCGCCATTTCTGACCAAGACGACCAGGGCGAGTACAGTTCGGAGATGTGAAACGACGCGATGCCACGAGTGGCCTGTGTCGCTCGCCATTCTCCGGCCTTCAGCATCTCGGCCTTGTCAGCCTCGGTCAGCATCACGCCGCAGTGCTGGCAGACGTAGGCGGCCTCTTCCGGCCTTCCATCCGGCCATTTGACCT